AGAGGTTTATATTTGTGATGATGTATTAGAAGAAGAGTATATTGATAGTATGAAAGAAGACATACTAAAAACTTCTACAGATAAAGAAAACTGGCAATCAGACCCTAAGTTACATCTACAACCAAAATATAAAGAACTTTCTAATCAGGTACTAAATGCATCTAAGTTGGTATTTAAAGATAAAAGTTATATATACGATACATTTGAAATCACAGATATGTGGTCAAATATTTTAAAACCTGGTGAAAATCATAAACCACATACTCACTCTAATAATATTCTAAGTGGTGTATATTATGTACACTCAGATAAGGCGGCCGGCATACAATTCTATGACCCTAGACCAGCTGCTGGTGTTATAAATCCACAAGTTAAGGGGTTTACAAAATCAAATGCTACAGCGTGGGAACTATCATCAACAACAAACAGAATGATATTGTTTCCGTCTTGGTTGCAACATTTAGTACCTATAAATAAATCCAAGAACAATAGAATAAGTATTGCATTTAATGTTATGTTTAAAGGTATTGTAGGCCAATCTACAGATTACCAATCAGCGGAATTCTAAATTGAGATATATAATTATAAGTAAGAAGAATGATGTTCACTTGCAAATTGAAGCAGATGAAGATATAAGAAGAGAGTTAGGTTCTTTCTTTACCTTTGAGGTGCCTGGTTTTAAGTTTATGCCTCAGTATAGGGCAAGACAGTGGGACGGTAAGATTAGATTATTCTCTTATCAGACAGGCCAAATCTATGTCGGTCTATATGAATATATACTTAAATGGTGTGAAGACAATGATGTAAGGGTTGTCGATGACACTAAGATAAAAGATAATGATGTCAGCGAAAAGAAAGTGGATGCATTTATCAAGGCTTTAAAGATACCTTTCGAAGCCAGAGATTACCAAAAGGAGGCATTTATACATGCAGTTAAAAAGAATAGAACTTTATTACTTTCACCCACAGCTAGTGGAAAATCTCTTATTGTCTATCTTCTTGTTAGGTTTAACATTCTTCGTTTAAAAGAAAAGAAGAAGAAAATATTAATTGTAGTACCAACAACATCACTAGTTGAACAGTTGTTTAAAGATTTCAAAGATTACGGTTGGAATCCAGAAAAAAATGTACATAGAATATACCAAGGCCATGACAAAGAAACAAATAAACCTGTAATTATATCTACATGGCAATCAATATATAAACAACCAAAGAAATGGTTTGAAGATGTTGGTATGGTGGTTGGTGACGAAGCACACCTATTCAAAGCTGTTTCATTGACTAAAATTTTATCTAAATTAGAAAAATGTCCATACAGAGTAGGTCTAACAGGAACCTTAGACGGTTCAGCAACACACAAACTAGTGCTAGAAGGACTTTTTGGTACAGTAAACAAAGTGGTGTCAACATCCGAACTACAAGACAAGGGAAATTTGGCGGGATTAAAAATATACTGTCTAGTATTAAAACATGGACCGGCTGAGTGTAAACATGCTAGTGGTATGACATTTCAGGAAGAAATGGACTATATAGTACAAGCAGATAAAAGAAACAAATACATAGTAAACTTGGCATCTGGCCTCCAAGGTAATACATTATGTTTGTTTCAGTATGTAGAAAAACATGGTGCTCAATTATATGCAGATATAACTAAAAAGGCCACAGACAAAAAAGTTTTTTATGTTTATGGAGGAGTTGAAACAAGTGATAGAGAAAAGATTAGAGAGGTTACGGAGAAAAGTGACAATGCTATTATCGTGGCAAGCTACGGAACCTTTAGTACCGGTATTAATATTCGTAATTTACACAATATCATCTTTGCTAGTCCTAGTAAATCTCGAATAAGAAATTTACAATCTATTGGTCGTGGTCTAAGACTTAAAGATAACAAAGGTGATGCGACTTTATATGATATTTCAGATGACTTATCTTATAATGACAAAGACAATTACACACTTAACCATTTCCGTGAAAGGATAAATATATACAATGAAGAAGATTTTGATTACGAAATCCATAATGTGGAGTTAAACAATGCAAAACATTAATATTAAAGATATAAAGGTTGTTAAGCTAATCAATGGTGATGATATTCTTTGTTATCTACCGACTGGTACAGAACAGTTGCCAGAAAACGGACCTTTATTAAGATTAGTTAAACCACTACAAATTAGATATGTTCCTTCTTTTACAGAAGAGGGACTAAAGGACTATATTGCCTTATCAAAATGGGCAGCCTACACCACCGATAAAATTATTACCATTCCTAAAGATAAAATAATGACAGTCACCAATGCAACATTAGAGATGACTAGAAGCTGGCATAATCTTTCAATTGATTATGAGAATGCCAGGCAATTTAATAAGGGTGGGACGCCGGAACAAGTTAAGTTAAGTGATGATGAGAACAGAGAATTAAATAAAATATTCGATGAATTTGACAGTGGTGACGGAGAGCCTCCGACTATACACTAGGTATAGGTATACTTATCAAAGCGGACACCGCTATTATACACACCAGAATTCCAATGTCAACCGTGGAATGAAATGAAATTGAAAAAAAATAAAATCAATCCAAGCTTGACAATAGGATAGATTTACTGTATTATGATTAACAAATGGAGATATTATGGCCGCAAAAAAAGAACACTATGTAAACAATAAAGATTTTCTGGAGGCAATGACTAACTACAGAAACAGTTGTTTAGAAGCAGAGAAGAATGGCAAAACAAAACCACCAGTAACAGACTATATTGGTAGTTGTTTTTTAAAGATTGCTAATCATCTTTCTTATAGACCAAACTTTATTAATTACACCTATAGAGATGATATGATATCAGACGGTATTGAAAACTGTTTGATGTATCTACACAACTTCAATCCAGAAACATCTAATAATCCTTTCGCATATTTTACACAGATAATTTATTATGCGTTTATTCGTAGAATTCAAAAAGAAAAGAAACAAACTACAATTAAACAAAGAATGATTGCTGAGGCAAACTATGATGATATGACATTACAACCTGGTGAAGACAGAGAATTTAAGAACCAGTTTAGTGAATTCTTACAAAAGAATGTAGTGCCAGATGAATTAGATGGTACTAAGACACAACCGAAAAGAACTACATTACAACACAAGAACAAGGTGAAGGCCAAAGAAGCTGAAAAGGCCAAGAAAAAAAAATAAATGAAAATTGCTATATTAAATGACACTCACTTTGGTGTGAGAAACGATAGTCCTGCATTTATGAAGTATCAAAACAAGTTTTATAATGAGATATTCTTTCCTTATTTGAAAGAACATAACATAGGAACATTGGTACATCTAGGTGATGTGGTAGATAGAAGAAAGTTTATTAATCATAACACAGCCCATAACTTTAAAAAAGTTTTTTGGGATAAACTAGATGATATGGTTATTGACACACATGTAATCATAGGTAACCACGATACCTACTATAAGAATACAAATGATGTAAACGCATTACAGAACTTAGATATATCTAAAAATGCAAAAATATATACATCGTCAAAAACTGTAGAGTTTGATGGTTTACCTATTCTATTCATACCATGGATTTGCGATGACAACCATGACGATAGTATATTTCAAATAGATAATACAAATGCTATTATTGCTATGGGTCATTTAGAAATCAAAGGTTTTGAAATGATGGCTGGTCACTTCAATGACCACGGTCAAGATAAAGCACAGTTTACTAAATTTGAAAAAGTATTATCTGGTCACTTTCATAAGAAATCAGATGATGGTCGTATATTCTATCTAGGTTGTCAATATCAAATGACATGGTCAGACTATGGAGAAACAAAAGGTTTTCATATCTTTGATACGGAAACTAGAGAAATAACCAAAGTAGATAATCCTTTTCCCATGTTTGAAAAGATTTATTATAATGACAAAGAAACAGATTATACTACATTAGATTTATCAAAGTATAACAACAAGTATATTAAGTTATTTGTTACCAATAAAACAGATGAGAATATGTACAATATGTTTATTGACAACCTATTCAATAAGATTAATGTATATGAATTAAACATAGTAGAAGATAATTCAGACATGAATGCTTCAGTTAGAGATGATATCTTGGAACAAGGTGAAGACACGCTGACTTATCTTGGTAATTATATAGACCAAGTAGAAACAGATGTGAACAAACAAAAATTAAAAGAGTTTGCAAAAGAATTATATGTAGAGGCCAGTGAGTGATAACATTTAAAAAATTAAAATATAGAAACTTTTTATCAAGTGGTAATGTGCCAATTGAAATAAACTTAAATACATCTCAGACAACACTTATTATTGGTACAAATGGTAGTGGTAAATCTACATTGCTTGATGCATTATGTTTTGTATTGTTTAATAAACCTTTTCGTATTATTAAAAAAGAACAGATGGTCAACACCATTAACGGTGGTGATTGTGTAGTAGAAGTAGAGTTTGATGTAGGTACAAATCAATATAGAATTACTAGAGGTATTAAACCAAACATCTTTGAGATATATAAAAATGGTGAGATGATAAACCAAGATGCATCGACCATAGATTATCAAAAATATTTAGAAACTAACATAATGAAATTGAATTATCGTTCTTTCATTCAGGTGGTTTTGTTAGGTTCTTCTTCATACGAACCGTTTATGAAGATGAAACCAAGATATAGAAGAGAAGTTGTAGAAGAGATACTTGATATTAGAGTTTTTGGCCTCATGGACCTAATTTTGCGTTCCCAACAGAGTGACCTCCAAAAAAAGATGGTGGAGGTGAGGCACCAGTGCGATTTAATTAAGACTAAGTATGAAACTGAAGCAAAGTATCTTGCTACTCTGGAAACCAAAGGTAGTGACAACCTGACGGTACAACAAAATAAGATAGTAGAAAATGATGAAAATAGAGTAAAATATGAACAAAAATTACAAAAACTCAATGAAGACATAGCAGTTAGTCAAAATGCATTAAACGGCCAAGATACAACGGCCAAAAAGGTTAAAGAGTTAGAAAAGTTTGAAACTAAAATAGAACATAATATATCTACACATAAAAAGACACTAGGTTTTTTTAAAGATAATGACACATGTCCGGTGTGTACACAATCAATAGACGCAAACTTTAAGGAAGAAAAATGCAATCACGAAACTTCAACAATTTCCAAACTGGAATCAGGTCTCAAGCAGCTCGTAGGCGAACTCAATGGTCAAGAGGAAAAGATGACCCAATTCAATCAGATATCAAACAAAATATCTCAAATGAATGTAGAGATAGCGAAGATAAACGGCAGTCTATCGGCATTAAAGAAACACAGCGACCAAATTCAGTTAGAGATTTCTACAGCTAGTCAAAAAGATGGTGACATTGAGAAGATAGAACTTGAACTGGCTAATATGTCGGCTGAACTTGGTGTTGTTGATGCACAGTTAACAGATGTACAAGAAGAAAAATCTTATGTAGATGTATTAAGAGAAATACTTAATGACAAAGGTGCTAAGGCAAACATAATTCGTAAGTATGTGCCTATTATGAACCAGTTAATTAACAAATATCTACAACAAATGGACTTCTATGTATCATTTCACTTAGACGAAGAGTTTAACGAAACTGTTAAGAGTAGATATAGAGATACATTTAATTATAATAATTTTAGTGAGGGTGAGAAAATGAGAATTGACCTTGCCTTACTATTTACATGGCGTGATATTGCCAGAATGAAGAATAGTACCAATACAAATCTATTAATACTAGATGAGATATTTGATAGTAGTTTAGATAATTCTGGTACAGATGACTTCTTTAAAATTATCAAAGGTTGTACTAAAGAAAACATCTTTATCATTTCACACAAAGGTGATATTTTGTTTGATAGATTTACAAATATTATTAAATACGAAAAAGTTAAAAACTTTACGAGGTTAGAAAATGTCTAAAGAGTTGAAATTGATACCACCAAATGACCCTAGAGTGTTATCAATGATAGCACCTTTTAGTGACGATAGACTAGAAGCAGAGGGTTTTAAAAACAGACAAGAGTTAACAGATGCTATGTTTCTAGCAATGAAGAAATATGGTGGTATAGGTTTATCAGCAAATCAAGTAGGTTTACCATTTAGAATGTTCGTTGCTGGTGGGCACCCCGAACTTGAAA